ACCGTTGTCCCATACAACACCAGTGCTCAAGAAATTTTGGAAATGGAACCTGATGGTGTCATGTTGACTAATGGCCCTGGTGACCCAACAGATGTACCAGAAGCAATTGAAATGATTAAAGAAATTCAAGGTAAAATTCCAATTTTCGGTATTTGCTTAGGTCATCAATTATTTAGTCTTGCAAATGGAGCAAAAACCTACAAAATGAAATTTGGACACCGTGGATTTAACCATGCCGTTCATGAAATTGCAACAGGACGAATTGACTTCACCTCACAAAATCATGGATATGCCGTTTCATCAGAAAACTTACCTGAAGACCTAATGATTACCCATGTTGAAATCAATGACGACTCAGTTGAAGGAGTGCGTCACAAACACTTCCCAGCTTTTTCAGTCCAATTTCACCCAGACGCAGCTCCTGGGCCTCACGATGCCAGCTATCTTTTTGATGATTTCATGGATCTCATGGATAATTTTAAAAAATAAAGTGTTGGTATAACTAGATTTGTGAGCGTTAGTGTTTCGTATATTTAGCAAAAGTAGCAAAAAAGTAGCAAAAATAAAAACCTGTTTTATAGCAGGTTCTTTTTTTATAAATTGTTAAGTGCATCAACAATATCTTTTTTTGCCTTTTTAGTAACGTGATTATATATTTTAAGAGTTACTTTTGCATCAGAATGTCCAACTCTTTCCATGATGGATTTTAATGGCATACCGAGTTCCGAGAGAAGTGAAACATGAGAATGCCTAAAAATATGAGATGAAATTTCTTTGTCGATATGATTTGCTTTTGCAGCTTCTTTTAATTTCAAATTAAATGAGTTCAATACTAACGGATTCCCTCTACTTGATAAGAAAATATAGTCATCATCCTCAGCAGAGAAATGAATTAAATCGTACTGTTTTCTCTCTTCGATTATTTCTATAGCCCTATCTGGCAAGTCAACTACACGGAAACTGGTAGAAGTCTTAGGCGATGTTTTTTCAGCTTCTGTGATACTTCGCATAAAGCTATCAAGCGTTCCCTCAACTCTTATCGAACCGTCATGATAGTTATTCCACTTTAAAGCTTGAAGCTCTCCATATCGCAAACCAGTGAGCCATAGGAACTCTGACATCCTAGAATGAAGCAAGCATCTTTTTTTATTAGCTAAATATGATATTATTTTTTCTGCTTCATCTCGTTCAAGATATTTGTTCTCCACCTTTTCACGCTGTTTATTTTTATCCTCTATTTTAAGAGCTATTTCAGTATCTTTTACAGGATTATTTGATAAATATTTTCTACTGATTGCAAATTTAAAAATTGTTGAAAGTAAAGCCCGAATTTGACTAGTGTAATTATAAGAGTATGTCCCAAATGTATACATTTCATCAATGAGTTTAGTTATCAGTTTTCCATCAATATTTTTTATAAGCATATCATCAGAGATTACCGCATGTATCCTTTTTAAATTACCGTCAACTTGTTTCCAAGTTTTTCTCTTGTTTTTTGCCTGGTAGTAAGGGAACCATTCATTCAGGAGTTCGCCGAAAGTTATATTTTTTTGAGCTGGGTCAGTAGCAGTGATATATTCTATTTTTTCAGATAAGAGTTTTATCGCTTGTTTCTTAGCTTGTGGTGTATCTTTTTCTAGAGTTACACTTGCAGTCTTTGTTTTCTCAGAATACGGGTCAATATATCTCTCACAATATTTATATTTTCCATTTTTTAGGCTGACTACCCACATTTGCTTTTTATACCTCATTTCTGATAAAATGGTATAGTAAAAAGCTTATTAAAAGCCTTTATACTATTTTATAGTTCAAATCCGCCCCTCGTTGCCAAACTTGGGCGGATTTTTTGTTTATTTTGTTTCAAAAATACTATTGCAATTTTGGCAGAACCATTGCTTTTTACCTTTTTTTCCAGCAAACCCTGCAAGAGCCCCAACTCCACCAGTTAATATTGTACCACCAACAGCTTTCCCAATTGAGAAGGCTTTTTTGTCTTGTTGCATGAACTGGACATTGGTGCTGTTGCATTTTGGACATTTAATTGCATTGGTATTAGGTTTCGATATATTAGCGTTGTTTCCGTGAGTAGTAGGTTTATATTTTTGTACTGAGTGGTCATCAAATAATGTATCAAGAGTTACATTATTTTTGAAATATTCAACATCATATCCCCCCATACTTACACCAGCTTTATTAATGCAGCTAGCACATATATAAGAACCATCTTTTAATATAAAACGGTTAGTAAAGCTTAATTTATTTCCGCACGAAGCGCATTTATTTCCACTAATATTTTTTACTACATCTTTTTTACTTCTTCCAGCAATTTCAGACATTTTCTCAGGGTCCTTTTTCGCTTCTGAATATTCTCTGAGTGATTTTGCTTTGAGTAGTTCCTTAAATCCCATAATTTCTCCTTACCAGTTTTGTGATGGCGCACATTATTTAAATAATAGCTGCTGAAATTCTTTTTCTGCCATATTAAAGAAATTATGACTTAGATGATAACGATCCAGAAATTGATAAATATTAACAGATTCAATCACATCAAAATAGCTAATATAATCTACAATGTATTCATGCATTTCTTGCTTATTAATACTGACTTTTAATTCATCTTCAAATATTTCAGTGATAGCTTCATGCATCTCTAAATATTCTTTTTTGATGATTGACTCTGCTAATCCAAAAGGGGCTTCCGTAGTATTTACAAATACGTTAAAATATTCGTAGTTCCCCCCGTTAGCTTCAAATATTTCCCAAAGTAGAAGAATCGCTTCGTGGTTTGCTCTAACTTCTTGTGGATTGATTGCATCAAAATATTTTCCACGATGGTTATCTTTATTAATGATATGAATCAGTTCATGAGCAATTTCAAAAGGAGTTACTTCAATAGAATTGTAAATCATTATTTTATCATCTGTATTAACGATTGCAGGTATAGGGAACACTTCATCAGCAAATACAGAAAATCCAAACTTTTCAACTTCTTTAAGGAGATATTCTAAAAGCTCCTGTCTGCTCATAGAACCCTCCTTATTTGTCTTCTAAACGTTTGCCTAGCAATCGTTTCATAGCTTCTTTAACATCATCAGTTAGAGGTCTGCCATCAAATGAAACCCACTTGTCCCAATCAACTTTGCTATCATCTACTAAATCGGCAAGGTCAATACCTTGTTTTTGTTGTTCAGTTTTAATAGAAACAACCTTAGCATTTTCTTTTTTCTGCTCTTTCAATTGAGAAGAAGCGGTATCAAGGACAACTTTTTGGCGAGGCTCGTCAAGTTCGGAGCTAATTTGATTTATTTTATCCAGAATCGTAATTGACTGTTCTGATAAATTTTCATTCATTAATTTACTTAATGGAATAGAAAATATTTTTGCGATGTCATTTAAGACACCCGCTTTTGGCGTGTACTTGCCTTTTTCCCATTCACTTACAGATGAAGAACTTTTTCGCCCAAGTAAATTAGCAAGTTCTAATTGCTCCATATTATTTTTTTGTCTAAGATATTTTAAATTGATAGCAAAATAATTTTCATTACTATTATTCTTTTTCATAGATATATAATAACATACGTTTCGGTAAAAGTGAAATATATTTCTTGTTTTTTATATTATTTTTCGGTTTTTGTGAAGTTTATTCTTGACTTCGGAAAAACCGAAGTGTATAATTAACTCATAAAGTCAAACAAGCGAACAATCATGGAGCATTCAGTACGGCAGACGGAACGGGCTCAAATGACGGTACACGACGTATCCACCGCGACGTAAGTAGCAAGTTTGGCAAATAAAAGGCCCCATAGGGGCGGAGAGGAGTGATTTATATGTCAATTAATGATTTGATTAAAGCCATTATTGCTCTAGTGGTTTTAATACTTGGGATAAATTTTATGGTGGATAGGACATTAACTTCATTTACTAGTCTTTACGAGGTTGAAAAAGAAGATGAAAATGGTAAAGAGAGCTGAGATTTCAACAATGGATGAAAATTGATCGATTGATAAAGAAAATAGCGCAACTGTGGGAATATAGCTTCCTAATAATATTCTAAAAAGAGTCTCAATTAATTTTCTTTCTTTATTATTCAAATCTTCAAGTTCTCTCCCGCTTTTCCGCACTCTAAATAGAATGAACATTTCAGGAAGGGAAAACAGAAAAAAATAAACAACTCCAACAAAAAAAGAAAGTTTAACAAGATTTAAGTAATCTATTTTAGTAATTACCGAAATAGCAGGATCGCTAGGTAACTTAATTTTTAAAAGCGTAGAAAAATAAGAAATAATTATAAAAAAAGTAATTATAAAAAATGAAATTACCAACAAATAAATTAGGCTTTCTAAAAATTTTATTTTTTTAATTTTGTTCATAAAACCTCCAATATAGTTTTAGTTTAGTCACTTACATTATAGCACGGAGTTATGATATCGCTCACAATGAGCGGGGAAGACTGGCGAACAGGTTCGATTCCTGAACTTTTCTTACTGCGTATGCAGAAATTTATAACACAGAAAGGAGAATGGGATGCCAAAAGAAACGAAGCAAAAGTTAGTAATCTCGGCAACTGTTAAAACAATAGAAGAAGCAAAAAAACTCCTAGATGACCTAGAAGTTTTGAAAAACGAGTATAAACTTAACATTTCTTTAAGTGTTGGAACATTACTTATCGCATAATTTCTCACTCATTATATTATAGATCTCGATATATACATCAGAAAAACTTAATGGGTCAAGATTATCTTCAATTTTTTTCATTTCGTAGATCTGATTGAATTTCATTTCAGTATATCTGAGTGCTACTTCATGGGCTCTTTGCTCATTTGAATTCATAAGACATCCTCCTTTCTATGGTACTAAGCAAATACCTCAAATATCTGCTCATAGCTATTATACCAAGGAGAATACAAAAATACACACACAGAAAGGAGCTAGTATGGCAACAGCAATTACAGATTTAAGAAAACTAAATCGTTTATCGCAAAGTCAACTCGCAGAAAAGGCAGGATTGACTCAGAAAACAATCGGTAACTATGAAAAAGATATTAGCTTTATCCGAAATGCTCAATACAAAAATATTGAAAAAGTAGCAAAAGCATTAGGAGTATCTGTTGATATTATTTTTTTAGAAGACACTTCGGTTTTTCTGAAACGAATTAATCAACAAAATACTAAGGTAAGCTAAGAAAGGAGTTAGGAAATGAACAAATTACAAAATTTCACAAATGGAATTTTCAATCTTGATGTTAAAGTCGAGGGAGAAGAAGTTCTATTTAGTGCAGAACAAGTCGCAAAATCGTTAGGTTTAACTCAAAAGCAAAATAAGAGCGGAAAAATTTACGAGAGCATTCGCTGGGAAACTATTAATAAATATCTTCCCCAACTTTCTGGGGAAATTGAAAAAGGCTCATTTATCAGTGAACCTATGGTTTACAAACTCGCATTCAAAGCTAACAATGCTGTATCTGAAAAATTCACAGATTGGCTGGCTGTTGAAGTTCTTCCGACGATCCGCAAGCATGGAGCGTATATGACGGATGCGAAAGCACAAGATGTTATTTCTGGTAACGGTTTGGCTGATTTGCTACTCCAAGCAGGTAATCAGATTAAGCAACTTGAACTTGAAAAAAGCCAAATGAAACCAAAAGCGTTATTCGCTGATAGTGTTTCAGCTTCCGAAAACACGATTCTCATTCGAGATTTAGCGAAAATCCTGAAACAAAATGGAATTGATATCGGAGAGAAACGATTATTTACTTGGCTTAGAGATAACGGATACCTCGTTAAAAAAATTGGTAGCGATTATAACTCACCAACTCAACGTTCGATGAATTTAGGTATTTTAGAGTTTACCGAAAACACTCACGTTCATAATAGTGGAAAAATAACCGTGACTAAAACTCCTAAAGTAACAGGAAAAGGGCAAATATATTTTGTAAATAAATTTTTACAAGATTTAGCTAGCTAGAAAGGAAACAGAAATGACTACAATCGGAAAAGTTAAGATAGTTGAAATTGAAGATGGACCATTCATGACAGACGGAGAAATTGCTAAGTATCTGTATAAGACAGAAGTGTTAGATGAAAAAGGGAATATCGACAAAAAGTCTAATGCTTATCTTCGGGCGCAAGGTAATATCAAAAAATTTGCTGATAATGCTCCTGATGGTTTCGTAATTGATGTTGACGGACGACTTACTCACTTGATTGCCTTCTTAGCATGGTCAATTTGGAGCAAGAAGTATCGAGGAATGTCTAGGGCACCTAAGTTTATTGATTATTTCACAGAAAATAAAAATACACTAACTTCAATTCTATAAAGGAGTTGTACTCATGACCTACACATACATAGTCAACCCAGAAACTGGCGAAATTCTGTTTGACCTGGTTAACGACTTAATCACACAGAATATACGAGCAATCAAGCTCATTGCTAAGAAATTAAATGCGGTGCTCCGCTAGAAAAGAGAAATCTATGATTAAACAGGTCAAAAAAACAAGCGATGTTGATGAAGTCAATCGCTTGCTTGATAATGGATGGTTATTAATGGCAGAAAGCATTGATGAATTTGTGCTAGGTGCTTCTGAGGAAGTTTGGGAGGAAGAAAAAGCTCTCAAAAAGGTAAATCATCATCAGAAATGACTGTAGAATAATCACCATAATATTCTCGGCTTTCTTTAATAGATTTGCCCCGGTTTCTAATTCTTTTAGTTGCTTCTAATTCACTAGTTACAGAGTCAGCCAAAGATTGAGCAGCAGCCTTTATATCTAGCTGTTGTTGATACAATTTCAAGTTAAAAGCTTCAAACGTGGGTTTATCAGCTGCAACAAAAAATATTGTTTCGGAACCAACGGGAAATCCCAATCTGTCATATCTGTGTTCATCAGTTCCAATTTGAAGGATTACCCACCCATTTTCGATAAGTAAGTTTACATTATCTAATTCATCTTGTGTAATTTTTTCGATTTTATATATATCTTTAAGTTCCAAAATATTCCTCCTTTCAATAAAACTAAGCAAATACCGCAAATATCTGCTCACAGTAATTATAGCACTCGGAGGATTAAAACGCATACATAGAAAGGGCATTAAAAATGTTCGGATTTAAAACAAAAGAAGAAAGTGCGATTCTTGCTGACCATAATAATACGGTTAGAGATATTAAAGAGATGATGGCACTGATTGACCAAATGTCAACTACAATCGCAACACAAGCTCAAATGATTGGTACAAGAGATCAATTGCTCGATGAAGCATATTTAAAACTTGAATCAGCCGAAACAGAATTAATTATTCGTCGCAAGAATGATGAATTTCGTCAGAAGTTAGCGGTGATGAAATGAAAAATCAAGTAAAAACAATTAATCATCTTGGACAAGTAGTTTATCAAGAGTCAGTCGAATTTTATAAAGAAAAACTATCAGTTTACTCAAAAGATTTTCTTCAAAATTCACTCATTCCTCAGCTTTATGAATGGTCAAATGCTTATAAAGCAGCGATTGAACTGACAAAATAAAAAAGCCCGCACGGGAATGCGGACTAAGACGTGATACATCTTTATATATTTTTATATCTAGATTATATCACGTTTCAACAAAAATAAGAAACGGAGAATTTAAAAATGGCAAATGAATTAGGAATCTTTAGTGTTGATAATTTAAATATGACCACAATTAAGCAATATTTAGATGGTGGTGGCAAAGCAAGTGATGCGGAACTTGTTTTACTTATTAATCTTTGCAAACAAAACAATATGAATCCATTTATGAAAGAAGTTTATTTCATCAAATATGGTAATCAACCAGCTCAAATCGTTGTATCTCGTGACTTTTATCGAAAACGTGCATTTCAAAATCCTAATTTTGTGGGTATTGAAGTTGGAGTGATTGTACTTAACAAAGATGGAGTTCTTGAACACAACGAAGGAACATTCAAAACTCATGAACAAGAATTAGTTGGTGCATGGGCTAGAGTTCATTTAAAAAACACAGAAATCCCAGTATATGTTGCGGTATCTTATGATGAATACGTTCAAATGAAAGATGGACACCCTAATAAGATGTGGACTAATAAACCATGTACAATGCTTGGAAAAGTAGCTGAAAGCCAAGCGCTGAGAATGGCATTTCCTGCCGAGTTTTCAGGAACTTATGGCGAAGAAGAGTATCCTGAGCCAGAAAAAGAACCTCGTGAAGTGAATGGTGTAAAAGAACCTGACCGTGCACAAATCGAATCTTTTGATAAGGAAGACTACGCAGCAAAGAAGATTGAAGAGTTGAAAGAAAAAGCTCAACCTCAAAAAGAAGTTGTTGAAGAAACTGACGAAGTGATTCAAGAAGTGACAGCGGAGGATTTCTAAAATGAGTGAAGTTATTGAAAACCAAGAAGTAAAAGATATTCAAATTGAGTTTAAGCCTGCTGCTATCAATATTCTTGAAGAAGAAAAATTCAAAGAATATATTGATAAAGTTGTTGCTGAGTATAAAGGACATGTTCCAAAAGCAGACAATCTAACAGTTGATAGAAAAACTCGTGCAAAACTAAACGGACTTATGACTAATCTTGAAGCTCGTCGTAAAGAAATAAAAAAAGAAATCAATGTTCCTTATACTGAGTTCGAATCTTGGTATAAGAAGGCAATTAAACCAATGCAAGATGTTACATCAACAATTGATGCAGGAATCAAAAAAATTGAAGCTGAGCAAAAAGAAGCAAGAAAAAAAGTTGTTCATGAATTATTGGTTGAACTGACAACAGACACAGAAGTAGATTCACGAATCTTTGAAAACTTTGTTGATGATTGGGCCAAAGCATCAAACTTTAATGATATTAAGCCTAAAAAACAGCTTATTGATTCTATTACTTATGTCATTGATGGTGAAAAGCAAAAGATTGCTGAATACAAAGCAAATAAAGATACGATTTCAAACTTTTGTTTTGGAAATAATGTCAGTGATACACCTTATATTCGGATGCTCGATAGTGGAAAATCTGTCAGCGAAGTAATGTCAGCAATTTCTGAGGATGTTCTTTTTGAAAAACAGCGCAAAGAAGCTGAGGAAAAACGAAAAGAAGCAGAAAGGCAAAGACAAGCTGAACTTGAAAAACAGCAGCAAGAATTTGAAACAAGAAAGCTTGAAGCGTCGTTTAACAGCGCTGCTTCGGTATCAACTGAAATCATTCAGAGCGAACCAGAAAAAACAAAATCTAGTCCTGATGAAGAAATTGCTGAAGTTTCTGGAACTGAAATCGTTCAGAAGTATAGAGCGGTAATTGAAATTTGTTTTTCAAGTCTTGAAGAAAAAAATAAATGGAAGCAAGTTATGGTTGATAACGGTTTCGGAGATTTCAAAGCGAAAGAGTTTGGGAAAATTTAATCTATGAGCAAACTGCAGTCCTCACTAATCCTGAGCAGTAGAATTAGAAATAATTCAACTTTAGCAAAGCCACCTTGGGCGGTGGTTTCGTATTTAGTCAGCCTGAGCAAGCTTTCAACTGCTCCCGCTTTTGCGGTAGGAGGTCAAAATGGTCTATGACGATTATATGATTAAACGATACATGGAAAAATACGGTTGTGATTACGATACAGCGGTAAAGCTGTTTAATGATGAAACAAATTGAAATAAAAAATAACGGGAAGGAGGGGAAATGAGTAAAAGAATCATTGAAACAAGTTTTTGGACTGATGAAAAAGTCATTGATAATTATTCTCCAGAAGATAAATATTTCATGCTTTATTTGCTGACAAATCCCAAAACAACTGCAATAGGAATATATCCACTGCCAATTAAAATAATTGCTTTTGACATCGGTTATTCAAAAGAGAGCGTTCTGACACTAATTGAAAGATTTGATAAAACTTACAAAAATATTGTGTATGATGCAAAAACTCAAGAAATCGCCGTCTTGAATTCTTTAAAATATACTATCTCAAAAGGTGGAAAACCTGTTGAAGATATGATTAATAGGGAATTAAATGCAGTAAAAAATTCTGATTTAATTGAGAGCGTTTATAAAAATATGTTGGATTGGTGGTCTATTTCGGATAGAAAGTTTGACGAACTTATTAAAAGTTCATTTGAAAAAGAAATTTCTAAAAGAAAAGAAGCAAAAGAAAAGAATGCTAATACTAATGTTAATGCTGATGCTAATGCTAATGCTAATGCTAATACCGATTCGGTGGACGATTCGTACCACGATTCGTTAAAACCGCATAACAGCAACAACTACGACACTTTTAATTTTTCGAACGAATCGTATAGCGAATCGCCTAACGAATCGTCAAATGAGAAAACTGATTTTCAAAACTTAATTGAACTTTATCAAGCAAACTTTGGAATAGTAAAACCAATTCTTTATGATGACTTGAAAGCTGATTTAGAAGATTATGGTCTTGAGTTAATCATTGAAGCTGTCAAACGAGCAGTAAAAAGACAACGTGAGTACGCCTATGCACAAGGTATTCTAAAATCTTGGAATCGTTCAGGAATAAAAACTCTTGAGCAAGCAAAAGCTGAGGAAGTGAGCTTTCAAAATAAGTCTCAAAACAACCAGAATAAATTTCAGCAGCAAAAGCCAGTCAAAAAAGCTCCTGAATGGACTGATGAGGGTAGATTAATTAAAGCTGGTGTTGATACAACTGGAATGACTCAAAACGAAATGTACAAACTAGTTGGTGAAATGGGGTTACGTAATGGATGACCTCAGAAAGTATTATCTTGAACTAGCTAGTAGAGTTTGCGACGGAATTACTCCGGGACACCTTGATGAATGGCTTAAATGGGCTAAAGCAAACGGGATATTATTAAGTCCTTGGATGTTTATTTCATCAAAAACAGGTTTGAGCGTTGCAGAAGTATCAGAACGCATCTCGCCTTGGCACATGGAACACGGAAAGCGTATTGAGGATGAGTACGAAAAAATAAAAATCGTTTAAGGGAAAATATGAAGTTTGAGATAGCAATGGAGCCAATGGCAAGCCCAAGACCTAGATTTAGCAGTAAAGGCGGATTTGTAAAAGCTTATATGCCTAAGGAATACATGGCTTGGAAAGCTCAACTCTTATTCAAATGGAAATTGCTGAAATTAAAACAGGAAGTTTCAGGAAAACCACTATTTGTTCAATTGGGCTTCTATCTTGAGCCACCGATAGCATTATCAAAAGTAAAAAAGAATCAAGCGGCACTTGAAGCAGAAATAATTCCAGTGGTCAAAAAGCCAGATATTGATAATTTGCAGAAATCGGTACTTGATGCACTAAATAAACACGCATGGCCAGATGACAACCAAATCAGTGATATTTACGCTAAGAAGCGTTATAGCTTGAGACCACGGATTGAAATTGAAATTACAGAGGTGTAAATAAATGAGCGGAAAAACATATGATTTAAAAAATGAAATTGAAGCACGAGAACTTTTTGACTTACAAGCTGAAAAAATTAAGAATCTCAAAAAAGATCTTGACGATTGTATCCAAACTTTAATTGAAGCAAGTGTAGCAGCAAATATCACTCAAGATATTGTTGTGGGAAACCTTGTAGACAGAAAGCTTGCAGACCTAGCTAAAACCCATAAACTTGCAGTTGATTATATCGAAAAAGTAACTGAAAAGAATATTGATGTTGTATTAGCTGAGAATGCTGCTTTAGAAGAAGCTGAAGGAGATTTATGATTAAAACAAATTTTGTCACTTTGAAAAAGCTGTATGGATTGGCAAGAAATAACAATTTCAACGCTAACCACAAAGAATTGTCTGTGAAAATCAGCGGTCGGACTAAACACAATCACGAACTTTCTCAGCTTTACTTAGATATTTGTAATAAATACAACCATTCAAAGCAGATGAAGTGGAAAGATTTATACAAAATACTTGAAGAATTAATTCCAGGTTTAGTAATTGAACTTTAATAGCTTTAATTCATGAAAATTACGGTTACATCGAGCGCTTAAGCTATTTCATGGATAATTTATCACGAACAAGATAAAAGCGCTTAGAAGCTAAAATATGAGGTAGTAATATGTTCAGCAAAAATGAAATAAGGCGTGGAGATAAAATATGCTTCCGCGACACAAAATTCTTAAAAGTTATCGAAGTTACTGACAAATACATAACGGTTGAAAAAGACCAGTTCACTAAAAAATCAGTTAAGCGTGATGATTTTAGAATTGTAAAAATAAATGGAAGATACCATGCATGTGAACTCTTTGACAGAGTTGTGAAGTGAGGGATGAGATGAAAACAAAAGGTGAGCTTTTCAAGGAAGTTGATGAAAAATACGGTATAAGAACAACTGCATTTTTTCATTCCAATCCAAACGAAGAATTGACGGATGAAGAATATCAAAAGCATCTTGATTTTTATAAAAAAATGTCTGAAATTAATTGGGATGATTTTGAAGATGATGAAAGTGACGATTTTTAAATAATAGGAGCAGCTAGATGAAACTAAGCGAGATTGAATGCCCACAATGTGGTAGTGAAAATGTAGTAGAAAAATATTGTTGCGATTTTTGCGGATCAACTGGATTTTATTGCTCTGATTGCGCAAATGTCTGGACAGAGGAGTAAGAAATGACAGTTGAAAGTTTACTAAGAGTAATTGCGGATCACACTTCAGTGATTTTAAAAGATACTATCGGGAATACTTTAATTCAATTTAATTATGGCGAGAATGTTGAAGTATTTAGCCCAGTATTCCTATATCGTAAAGTTAAGATTCTTGAAATAGACAATACTAGAGAACTAATCGCAATATTGGAGGACACGAAAAATGACTAAGTTTGAAGAAGAAGTAAAAAGACCAAAAAAAGCATATATTGACCCATTTTCTAAAAGAGATGTAGATTTCACTGGAGTAGCTAAAAAATTTACAGAAGGTGCTCAAACATTAAAAGAATGGAAAGAATATGCATTCCTTCTTGAAGATAAGCTGAAACTCCAACAGCAAGCCCTGCCAGTCGTGCCTGAGTTTGTGGCTGAGTGGTATGAAGAGCATAAAGGTTATTTAGAACATGGTATATTTTTAATTAATGTTAGTCTAAACAAAACTGCTATTGGAGAATTGACAGACGTTGAGAGGTGGTTTAATGATGCATCTAATAAACCAACTGAAACAATTTTCATCATGAAACGCCTAGGTTACACAGTCGAAAAACCGCAGCTGTTCTATATTGATTTACCAAAAGTTTTTGGATTAAGCGATTCAACCAGCGATTCAACCTTCGTATCAAAAGCGGAAAGTGGAATAATCTCAGAATTTACAAAAGGAAAAGATTATGCATTAAAATTAACAGAACAAGAAATCAAGTCAATTGATGAGCGTTACTGGCAGTTTGCTGTGCCTGTGGAGGTGGCGGAATGAGCGAAGTTTATAAAAATATGGTCATAGCAAATGCAGCTATTTCAAATGATATTTATTTAACAACAATAAATAAAGACGGGATGATGAGCCTTAAACGGAAAGTTATAACAGAAGATGTTCTCCGAGCGACTGTTCAAAACATGCAAAAAGATACTGAAAGAAATGGTCGTGCTATTTATTCTTGGGATGCTAGTGGTAAAATTGTGACCCTTGCCTTTATTCCAGATGAGCTAAGAGTTCAATTCTTAAAATGGTGTGATGAAGTAGGATATTCGAGAACTGATGTGCCTGTGGAGGACGGAGAATGAATTTAAGATGTAAAGATTGTAAAGTAACTTTTGACTCACCATATAATAAGGATTGCCCATTTTGTGGATCTGATGCCTTTGTTGTTGAACTTTTACATGAAAATAAAGAAACCGAACCTGATTATTGGATGATAAGAGGGGAAATTTGGAGTGATGATATTGCATTTTTAGAAGCTCATAACGGTACATCATCAGAAGTTCAAGCAGCGATGGAGGAATGGGAAAACAATGCCGTTCCGTTATATAAATCTCCTGTCACCACTGACAAACTTTCGGTTGAAAAACTCCAAGAAGAACTAGAGAGCTGTATTCAAACGTTGATTGAAGCGAGCGTAGCAGCAAATATCACTCAAGATATTGTTGTTGGAAATCTTGTAGATAGAAAACTTGCAGACCTTTCTAAAACTCATAAACTTGCAGTTGATTACATTGAAAAAGTAACTGGAAAGAATATTGATGTTGTATTAGCTGAGAATGCAGCACTTGAAGCGGAGGAAGAAGAATGAGTGATACACCTAAATTTCTAAGTAAGCAAGAACTTGAACTCCAAGAAGTTAATTATATATTTTCATTACGTGCTGAAAGAGACGAACTCCAAGAACAGCTTAACACTGCGAAAAAGTATATCGAGCATGTTATTGGAACGATTAAACATGATGGGCATTTAGGAACGATTCAAACAGACTGGATTTTGCCTGATTTAGAAAAAGCACTCGCAGCGATTGGATGGGATGGGTGCCCAGTTGGTCTAATAGTTAAGAATGGATTGACAAAAGAAGAACTTGAAGGGAGCGACGATGAGTGAAGAAATTCAAGGTTGGAGAGATATTATCCAACAAAACGGAAAAAGAGTTCAACCCCAGCTCACGATTTCGAAAAGCATTGCAGACGAATTGGATGATATTTTTAATGAATTTGTCAGAATAAAAAATAGTCGTAGTATTTGGGGTTTGTTATGGCGAGCAGAGGAAATAGATGATGAAACTAGAATGCGGTTAGAATGGTTACTACCAGATGAAAATAAAGTTAATATCGCTGTCGCCTACCTCGCAGGCAAAGCCCTCGGAGTTGATTTAGTGAAAGTGGTGGAGGTGATAGATGACAATTACTGAGCAACAATTCTATGACATGCTCAATGTTGATGAACATATGAATTTCACAAATCAAATTCAAGAACTTGTTTTTGATAAAAAAGGACGTGAAGAATTTTATTCTAAAATCTTAAATATCCACCATGACATGAGTGTTGATTTTTTCAGAGATTATTTTATGACTCACTCGGCTGTTTCCTCAAAAGGGCAGCATTATACACCAGATGCACTTGGTAAGCTCACAGCGTTGCTTGTAGGTGGTTCTGGAGGTGCTGATTTAACTGGAGCAGGAACAGGAACTCTAATTATTCAAAAATGGCAAGATGACCGAATGAATGCAGACTTTTTTAACTATTTGCCGAGTAACTATTGGTACCAGGCATTAGAATTATCGGATGAAGCTGTATCGTTCTTAATCCACGCTTTTGCAATTCGAGGAATGAATGGTGTAATCATTCATGGTGATGCATTGGAAATGGCCGCGAAACAAGTTTATTTCATTCAAAACAGTGCTAATAATCCGATTGGTTTCTCAGAGATAAATGTTATCCCTCACAGCAAAGATGCAATGGAATTTTTAGGGATTAATGAATGGACGGAACAGGCAATTGAACATATTGAAAGTAAATTTCCTGACTGGATTCCACTCACAGAAGAAAAGAAAGGACAGATGAGTTTATTTGAATGACCGACAAACTAATATCGCTGGTCATAAAACTGTGTGACTGGGTAGCGAATTTAAAGGAGAAAAAAGAAATGACAGAAGCTGATAAATGGCTTGATAAACATATGGATTGAGGTGGAGAATGGAAAATAAGTTAAAAGAAAGACGAAAAAATCTTGGACTTTCGGTTGAGCAAGTAGCTGAAAGAATGATTGAACCTTTTAGACAAACTTATATAGAGTTGATAAAAGATAATGAACGGCAAAATAGGCTTGAAAATGATGATCTGCCAGAAGACCAAAGTTGGGATAAACTTCTTGCAAAAGCATTAGAATGCAAAATTGAAGATTTAATTTGAACGCAAAAAAAGCCCGAACTGACCAAATTCGAGCTTAATAGAACAATGTTTCATGGATAATTTTTATGGTCTAACAAATTATATCATACTGAGCTAGGAACTCGCTAAACTCAACTGGAGGGAAAATGATGGATGACGCTCTCAGCAGGTTACAATAAATAGGCAAAGAAGCTGTGCTTAAAGAGCAAGCTAAAATGATAGCTTCAGAGTTTTATAGCAATGAGCTTTTGCCAAGAGACTTAATGATTTTAGGAAAGGAATTAGTAAAGATTGCATCTAAAGATATCAGAGATAGTATATAAAGCTGTCAAAGCTTTTGATAGAACTATTTATAGACCCATTACTCATGGAGTTACTTATTTCTACGAAAAAACAAAATACCATGTACTCTTATTCGCAATGTCATGTTTGATTATAGGATTGATATTAAAATTTATGGGTATTACATGAAAATGAAAAAAGCCCGCTGGGAACGGGCCTCGGCAACTAAATTTCTAACTTAATTATACCACAAAAGGAGAATTTGACGAATGGCAGATAAGTTAGATAGAATTATTGGAGATTACGTGAATGGCAGACTTGAAGCCAAAATAAAATCAATTGAAAGCAGATATCTTTATAAACAAAAAGTAGATAACTTAGGTATTCGTACGGCTTATTCTGGCGGTTCGGAGCCTGAAAGTCATGTTTTAAATAAAGAAGCGCTTGAAAATGATGAGGAATACATCAAGCTCAAAGACCTGATGTACCAATTCAGCTTATGGTATGAACCTTTAATCAAGGAGGAAAAAGAAATAATCAAGCTAAAACACTGTGGTTACGGTGGTTTTACATGGTACAGAGTAATGATGGAACTTGATAATGAAGGAATTGAGATTTCAGAAAAGAAAGCTAAGTTTATTTATTATCGCTTTAGAAAAGATATAAACCCTCATATTGGCTATTTCATTTGAAAGCATGGGTCAAATTGGGATAAAAACGACACGAAAAAGGCACGAAATTGGAGTGTTGCTCCTTGTTTTTGCTGATATACTTGTATCATGAAGTTATCAGCGAAAGCAAACAAAATGTAATTCGTTCGGTTGGATATACTTCTGTTGTTAGTGGCTACTTTACGTAGCGAGGCGTTGCTGGACGAGAATAACCAGTATAACTTGACAACGGAGTCTTTACAACAAACAAGGACTTAATAGTACTAGAGGTTACGTCCGCTGTCAGTGGCTGCATGGTCAAGGGGTTAAGACACTGCACTTTTAATGCAGAGGCGTGAGTTCGAATCTCACTCAGTCACATTATTATTTTATTACAGGTTGTCAAATGGGCAGCCTTTTATTGTTGGAAAGGAGATTAAATGCCAGTATTAGAAAATGCAAGACATGAAAAATTTGTTCAATGCCTAATTTCTGGCATGAGCCAACGAAAAGCATACAGAGAAGCATTTAAGCAATCATCAAAGTGGAAAGACTCAACTGTAGATGTAAAAGCAAGCGAACTTTTTGGTAAGGTTTTGGTAAGGTATAAAGAACTTCAAGAAGAAGCTCAAGATGCCGCGATTATGACTCGTAAAGAGCGAATGGTCGCTTTATCGGAGATAGCTAAAAATGCTGAAAAAGAAGCTGACATGATTAAGGCAATTGACACTCTTAATAAAATGGATGGCGATTATACAAGCAAAGTTGAGTTATCTGGTTCAGTCAAAACCAATCCTTTTGTAGACTTATCGACAGAAGAGCTTAGAAAGTTGGCGAGTCGTGATGGATAAAATAGCGCTAGGGGCAAAAATTGAGCTGTCTAAGCGCTTTTTCTTTGATTACTGTAATCTCATCATGCCAAGCTTTTATAAACGTGATAGGGCTTATTTAGTGACAATGTGTGAAGAGTTTCAGTCATTTCTAAATGATGATGAACACGATGTTTTAGTTTTAAATCTTCCGCCACGTCATGGGAAATCTCTCACGCTTGGTAAATTTGTAGAGTGGGTGCTTGGTAATGACCACACGAAGAAAATCATGACTGGTTCATATAACGAAATTCTATCAACAGTTTTCTCTAAAAATGTTCGTAACACTATTCAACAAAATAAAGCGGATGTGGATAAGATTGTTTACTCCGATATTTTTGATTCCAAGATTAAAGACGGAGATGCTGCGAAAAACCTGTGGAGTTTGTCAGACGGTTATAACAACTATCTGGCGACTTCTCCAACAGGTACCGCAACAGGTTTTGGTGCTGATATTATTATCATTGATGATGTTATCAAGAATGCTGAGGAAGCTAACAATGCGACAGTCTTAGAGAAACACTGGGACTGGTTTGTAAACACTATGCTTTCACGTTTGGAATCAGGCGGTAAAATCATAATTAACATGACTCGTTGGCATAGTGAAGATTTAGCCGGACGTGCTTTGCGTGAATTGCCTAAGAATGGCTATCGAGTAAAGCATATTAATTTCAAGGCTTTCAACGAGCAAACGAATGAAATGCTTTGTGATGATGTTCTGACTCTTGAAGATTATAAGCGCAAAGTAAAAACAATGGGGGCTGATATTGCCAGCGCCAACTACCAACAAGAGCCGATTGATGTCAAAGGTCGATTATATAGTGAGTTCCAGACTTACAATGCTCGTTCAGAGTACAAAAAGATTTGGAACTATTGCGATACCGCAGACACTGGGAAAGACTATCTCTGTTCGATTGTGTGGGGTGAAACCTCAGACGGCTTTGCGGATGTGTTGGATATTATTTACACTCAAAAGCCGATGGAGTACACAGAAAACGCAGTGGCCAACCAATTAATTAATAACAGAGTGAATGCATCAAGAATCGAGCGCAACAATGGCGGTCGGTCTTTTGCTCGTTCTGTCAGGGATAAGATTCAAGGCAAAGTGGCTTGTGCTGTAGAAGATTTCTTCCAAGGAAATAATAAAGAAGCCCGAATTTATTCCAATAGTTATTGGATAGAGCAGCACGTTCGATTTCCTAATGACTGGCGGACTCGCTTTCCAGAATACTATCAAGCAATGACGACTTATCAACGTGAAGGTAAAAATAAACATGATGATGCGCCCGATGCAACAACCGGGATTGCTGAGACAATGACAACTCGCAAAGCAAAACTAAAATCTTTCAAAGGAGGATTCTAATTGAAATACAAACCACCTAAATTAATGACATTTTCAAAAGATGAACCAATCACAGTTGAAGTGGTTAACAAGTTCATGGAAAAACATAAATTAGAAGTTGCTCGGTATGAGTACTTAAAAAATATGTATCGTGGGATCATGTCGATTGATGATGAGCCAACAAAAGACCCTTGGAAACCAGATAATCGTTTAACTGTTAACTTCACTAAATATATCGTTGATACTTTCACAGGTTACTTCAATGGGATTCCAGTTAAAAAGTCTCATTCAGATAAAGAAATACTTTCTAAACTACAAGAATTTGATAACCTGAATGACATGGAAGATGAAGAGTCAGAGCTTGCAAAGATGGCTTGTATTTATGGTCGAGCATTTGAACTCTTGTATCAAGACGAAGAGACACAAACTAATGTTGTTTATAATAGTCCAGAAAATATGTTTATGGTCTATGACGATACAGTCAAACAAGAGCCTTTATTTGCCGTGAGATATGGTGTTGACGAGGACAAAAAACTTCATGGAGAAGTTTATACTCTACTTGAAACTATTAAAATCAGCGGAGAAAATGATGAGATTAGTTTTGGAGAAAAGACTTACAACCCATATCCAGATTTGCCAGTTGTAGAGTTCTATTTCAACGAAGAACGGATGAGTATCTTTGAATCTGTTATTTCATTAGTCAACGCTTTTAATAAAGCTATTAGTGAAAAAGCAAATGACGTTGATTATTTCAGCGATCAGTACTTGGCATTCTTAGGTGCTGCAGTTGAAGAAGAGGACTTGAAAAACATTCGCAGTAACCGTGTTATTAATTACTATGGTGAGGGTTCCGAAGCGAAAAATGTGGATGTTAAATTCTTAGAAAAGCCTGATAGTGATTCTCAAACAGAAAATCTATTGGACAGACTGACTAAATTAATTTTCCAAACAACAATGGTTGCGAATATCTCCGATGAATCTTTCGGGTCATCAAGTGGTGTCTCGTTAGCTTACAAACTTCAAGCAATGAGCAACCTAGCTCTGTCATTTCAACGTAAGTTCCAATCTTCTTTGAATAGTCGATACAAACTATTTTGTGAGTTAAGTACGAATGTTTCGAACCGAGATGCTTGGAAAGATATTGAGTACACCTTTACACGTAATGAGCCTAAAGACATTAAGGAACAAGCCGAGACTGCTAATATTCTAAAAGGTATTACTAGTGAAGAAACTGCTTTAAGTGTCATCTCTGTTATTCCAGATGTTCAAGCTGAAATGAAGAAAATCAAAAAAGAAGGCTCTTCTATACCTATGTTTGACCAGGACAAGCAACCTAGTGAAAAGGGAACAGAAGTTCCTGAGTCAAATAAGGAGTAGCTTATGAAAACTCCTGATTACTGGAAAAAACGTGAGAAAGCGTGGCAGGCGCAACAAATCAAAGATGATACTAAACGCATGAAACAAATCATGAATAAATTATTTGAAGCTCAAGAGGCTATTCAAAAAGAAATCAATGCCAACTGGCAGAACTTTGCGAATGGTCAAGGAATTTCTATCAGTGAAGCCATGAAACGTGCGGATAAAATGGACGTCAAAGGATTTGAAAATAAAGCCAAAAAGTATGTTAAAGAAAAAGACTTTTCACATCAAGCAAATCAAGTATTGAAACTTTATAACTTGACCATGAGAGTGAATCGTTTAGAACTTCTGAAAGCAAACATTGGTTTAGAATTGATTTCTGTATTTGACGACTTGGACAAATATTTCTCAAAGAATTTGACTGGTGCAGCTCTCACAGAATTTGAAAGACAAGCAGGAATTCTTGGTTTAAGCGTTCCAAAGAAAGGCTATAACAGTCTAGTTGAATCAGTTCTTAATGGAAGTTATAAAGTCGAAGGATTTGCTAGTTTTTCTGACAAACTTTGGCAATATCAATTTGAATTGAAAGCCGACATTGAAAAACTTCTCATTCGGTCAGTAACTGGTGGAATCAATCCAAAGGCACTAGCCCCACAACTTAAAAGACTGATGACTGAACAAGGGAAGCTAAATGCCACATACAACGCCCAGCGATTGCTTGTGTCAGAAACAACACGAGTTCAGACAGCTATTCAAGAAGAAAGCTATAAAAAAGCTGATATTGATAGTTATGAGTATATTGCTGAACCGTCAGCTTGTCCTATCTGTGGAGCATTGAATGGTAAAATATTCAAGCTTAAAGATATGTCGCCTGGTATTAATGCACCAAACATGCATCCGTTCTGTAGATGCAGCACAGCACCGCATGTTGATGATAAAGGTTTCTGGGATGATTTACTTGATAGGAAAGTAATCAGTCAAGATGAGTACAAGCAAGCTTTTGATGATAGGACAGAAGCTGACAAAGCGATTGAAGAATTGCGCAATAAAAGAAAGGGATAAAATTCTACTTATGGTAAAATAATATTAACGAAAGCGAGGTTATAGATGGCTAAAGATGATTTCTTTTATATCTCTTATAAAATTTTGGCTTACCTTTATCATGCAATGAAAAAAGGAGAAAAAATTGATCCAGGAGTTTTTGATCCACAGAATTACAGAGTGAGCTATCCCTATCTGAATGATATTCTTGAGGAACTAAAAGAAAATGGCTATATTAAAGGTGTATCTTTTATTGAAACCAAAGACGGTAAGTTAATTACTGGGTTATCTGATATAAAAATTACTATTAAGGGTATTGAATATCTGGATGACAATAGCATGATGAAAAAAGCCTACAAAACACTCAAAGAGTTAAAAGACTGGATACCAGGAACTTAAAACAACTAAGCGTTTGTCACTGACAGGCGCTTTTCTTATGCTCAAAGGAGGGCAGAAAATGGACGAATTACAATTCACAAACAAAGCAAAGCAAATGGTAGCTGACTATGCCAATAAAAAGAACGAGGAAAAAACGACACCATTAGAAGTATATGTCGTGTGGTCATGCAAGACTTTGCAGAATAACAAAGCGTTGCTTTCTACCGATGCCCCAGACGGTCGCTATTATGAAGTAACTTACAACGGAGATAAGCAAGAATTTTATTTTGATGCTTATATCAAGGAACACAATCAACTCATTAAATAATAATTTTAAACCCTTGGTATTCCATGAGTTTTTCTTATGTCCGTTTCCGAACGTTGTGGACACTAAATAAAACACGAGAAAATCAGACTCCCAAGTCTTTAAATGCGAGTAGGAGGAACCAGAAATGGAACAAACAGAACTTTTACCCCTTAATTTGCAACTGTTCGCAGAAGAAGCAGCCGATGAGACGTCTGAAGCTGGTTCAGAAACTGAAACAGAAACAAACGAAGAAGAGCAACAAGAACAATCAACTGACAGCGACAAAATTGTCGAAAAGCTTCAAAAACGAATCGGTAAAGAGCAGGCTGAAAAAAATGAAACAAAAACACAGCTTGACCAAGCGCTGGCTCGTATTGAAGAACTTGAAAAAGGTGGCAAAAAGTCAGTTAAAGAAAAATCTGACGAAGAAAAAGCTGCCGAACTTCAAAAAGCTAAAGACGATGAAATCGCAAGCCTTAAAGCACAAATCAAAATTTCAAACATTACCAGCCAAGCTGATGAAGTATTGAAAGAAAGTGGAATTGCTTTGAGTGCTGCGGAGTTAGGATTGTTGGTTGATGTTGATGAAGAAAAAACTTACAGTAATGTAAAAACTTTCCTCAATTTACTTGATAATCAACGATCACAGTGGGAAAAAGCACGAAACAAAGGAACAACGCCTAAACTTGTTCCAGGTAACACTGATGTCGATGTTTTTAAACAAGCGGCAGCTAAATATTAAAATAGGAGATCTAAATTATGGCAATTAAATATTTCACAAAACAATACGCTGGTATGTTACCAGACCTTTTCGCAAAAAAATCAGCTTTCTTGCGTGCTTTTGGTGGAGTTCTTCAAGTAAAAGATGGTGTCACTGAAAATGATACTTTTATGGAACTCAAAGTAAGCGACACTGATGTAGTTATCCAAGCATATTCAACTGATGCAAATGTTGGTTTTGGATCTGGAACAGGTAATACTTCACGCTTTGGTCAACGTAAAGAAGTTAAGTCAGTCAACAAACAAGTGAGTTACGATGCTCCTTTGGCAATTAATGAGGGAATTGATGATTTCACAGTCAACGATATCAAAGACCAAGTTGTAGCAGAACGTTTAGCACTCCATGGTGTGGCATGGGCCCAACATGTCGATAAATTGCTTGGTAAACTCTTATCAGATAGTGCCAGCGAAACGTTGACTGTAAAACTTGATGAAGATTCCGTGACTAAATTGTTCTCAGATGCTCATAAGAAATTTGTAAATAACAACGTTTCTACAGCCGTGCCTTGGGTTGCTTATGTTAATGCTGATATCTATGACTTGCTTATTGACTCTAAACTTGCAACAACTGCTAAAAATTCAAGTGCAAACGTTGATGAACAAACACTTTATAAATTTAAAGGTTTTATTTTATCTGAACTTCCTGATGAAAAATTCCAACTTAATGAAGGAGCTTACTTTGCTGCTGATAATGTTGGTGTAGCTGGTGTCGGAATTCAAGTGACTCGTGCAATGGATTCAGAAGACTTTGCAGGAACAGCACTTCAAGCCGCTGCAAAATATGGTAAATACTTGCCAGAGAAGAATAAAAAAGCAATTCTTAAAGCCACAGTAACAAAGTAATTGCCCCTAAGAGCGTAACGTTAAATAAAACAACGTTATCGCTTGCAGTTGGGGCAAACGAAACATTGACAGCAACTGTCTTACCAGTAGATGCAGATGATAAAACAGTAACCTTTGCTTCAAGTGAACCTACAATTGCTACGGTAACACCGAAACAAGGGAATGTAGTTGGTAAAGCTGAAGGTAAAACGAAAATTACTGGAACAACAGCTAACGGATTAACTGTTACATGCGATGTTACCGTAACTTCTGTATAATAAGGAGTAATTTATGGCTATCACTGATGATTTAAAAAAGCTTTTGGGCGGTTCATCGGATGAGCGCTTGGAAGTAATCGAAAAACGCACTCGTGAACGTCTATTGCTTATTCTTGGTTCTGACATTGAAGAAGTACCGCCAGAACTCGAATATGTTGTTTTGGACGTTTCCTTGAAGCGTTTTAACCGTATCGGACAAGAAGGCATGCAGTCCTACTCACAAGAAGGATTAAGCATGACATTTTCAGAATCTGATTTTGATGAGTATGCTGATGAAATTGAATCATGGCGAAAATCAAAAGAAACTGAGGGCGATAAGAAGATAGGGAGGTTCAGATTGTATTGAGATATTTAGATGAAGTTACTTTTATCAAAGAATCGCCCGACTCCCACTATGACCCTGATTTGGGCGAATGGGTTGAAAAGGAGACCACCAGAACTGTTTTTAGTGCAAATATCACTGATATTGGAACTGACAGAAGTGCAAAAGTTTTTGGAGATATTAAACAAGGGGCAAAAGTCATGCGAATGATGCCCCTTTTTACTATGCCAGAATATGATTACATTGAATTTGATAATAAAAAGTGGGCTTTAATGACTTACCGCAATCCAAGTGAGCGAAACACTTTTATTTTGCAGGAGGTCAATCAATGAAAATAACTGGAATTGATGCCTTGCAAAAGAAATTGAGAAAAAATGCCACGCTTGATGATGTCAAACATGTAGTAAAAAGCAATACTGCAAGCATGAACAAGAATATGCAAAATCTTGCTCCTGTAGATACAGGAAACATGAAGCGTTCAATAACCAGTGATTTTACAGACGGGGGTCTTTCAGGGACGACAGGTCCTCATACTGATTATGCTGGATATGTAGAGTATGGGACGCGATTTCAAGCTGCACAGCCATTTGTTAAGCCGGCTTTTGATGTTCAAAAGAAGGTATTCACAAATGATTTAGAAAGGTTGACGAAATGATTAAAACTCGAGACCAATCTATTTTTGACGAATTGTTCAAACGAGTCCAATCATTGGGTTATACCGTTTATGATTATAAGCAAATGAATGAAGTGGGCTATCCATTTGTTGAAATGGAAAGTATTCAGATAATTAATGAACCAAATAAAACAGATATCAAAGGCACAGTAAGCCTTTCATTGTCTGTTTGGAATAAAGCCGAAAAAGCAGGTCGTGTACTAGCTTCAAAAATGGCAAGTAATATATTTAATCAAGCATTGAATATAAGTACCACAGAGGGCTATTATTGGGCTTTGAATTTACAAGCAAGTACCATTCAAATGCTGGACGATACAACAACAAAAACACCGCTCAAAAGAGCGTTGATTAACTTAGAATTTAGACTAAGATAGGAGATTTAATATGGCAGAATTAACAGCCAAACAGGGTAAAGATATTATCTTGCTCTATCGTTTGCTTAGTAAAGCAACAAAAGAAGCCGCTTGGAAACTTGCATTCCAAACAGAACACTCGAATGAAAAAACTCGAGATTACAACACTACAGCTACCAAAGATGGGACAATAGGTTCTCTTGCAGCAATTGAATACAGTTTATCTGCCACATCTATTGCAGCAAATGGTGACCCACATCTTGGCGAAATGGATGACGCTATGGATAATGGCGATATTATTGAAGTGTGGGAAATTGATAAAGCTGAAAAAGGATCTGATGGAAAGTACAAAGCTAAATATCTTCGTGCTTATCTTACAAGTTTCTCTTATGAACCTAACTCAGAAGATGCTCTGGAACTAAGCATGGAATTCGGAGTGTTTGGTAAACCTCAAAAGGGCAATGCCACACTAACTGAAGAACAAGCTAATGTTGTTCAGTATGTATTCAAAGATACTGTTGCGGGATAAAGCTGAAAATATTACTGACTCTGCCTGGAGTACAGTTGTAGAAGTGACAATTTAAATACTATAAACAAAAGGCTAGAGATTTGCTCTAGTCTTTATTTTTTAAGGAGAAATCAAAATGGAATTAACAATTAATGGCAAACAGTATGTTTTTATCTTTGGTTACCGATTCATTAAGGAATTGAATAAAAAAAATGAAGTCACAGAGCGTGGGATGACTTTAAAAGCCGGCTTAGATAATGCTTTGATGAACTTCTTTAGCGGAGATATCGAAACACTTGTTGAAATGCTGAAAACTGCGAATTCAACAGAAAATCCTCGTGTCTCTGAGAAAGGGATAGTTGAATGGATTGAAGAAAATGGTATTGATGCGCTTTTTGATTTAGTACTCGAAGAGTTAAAAAAGTCGGAATTTACCAAGAAAAAAACGTTGAACTTCGAGAAAGAAGTCAGCAAAAATCTACAGTAACAGATTTTGACAAACTCTATGAACAAGTTCAGTTAAATTGTTTGCGTTATCTCGGAATTGCTAATCTAAGAGATATAGAGCGCATGACCATTTCGGAGTATGAATTAAGGCTGAAAGCTTATAGGCTAAAAAGACTTGATGAGCAAGAATTTATTTACCAACAAGCATGGGCAAATTGGCAAGTTCAATCAACTAAGCAACAAGGTAAGAAGCAAGTTCCAGTTTATTCGACCTTCAAGAAGTTTTTTGATAAAGAAAAATTTGAAAATGATATTTTAGGAATCGAAACTTCGGACAGTGCTTTTAAAAAGGACAAAAAACTAATTAACCTCATGAAAAAAGCAAATAAGTAAGAAAGGAGGAAAAACATGGAATCTTATAGTGTAGAAGCGGTTCTGAGTGCTGTTGATAAGAATTTTACCTCAACCATGAAAAGCGCTACTAGTACAGCAAGTTCTACAGCAAGTTCTATCGAAAGTTTATCTACAAAATATGATGGAGCATTTCAAGATAAAAATGGGCGATGGAGAGCTGCTAATGGTCGGTTTTTGACCATGAAAGAAAAAAGTGAGATGCTTGGCAAATCGTTTGATGAAACTAGTGGCAAAAGTCAAAAACTCGGCTCATCTGCTGGAGACATCCTAAAAGGAGTTGGTGCCTTTGCCATTATGAATAAGGCAGTAAATTTGGTTTCGGACTCGCTTGGTGCAGCGATTGGTCGTTTTGATACTTTAAAAAACTATCCAAAAGTAATGAACCAAATGGGTTATTCTACTGATGATGTCGCTAAGTCAACAGAATTACTAAAAAAAGGTGTTGATGGTTTACCTACTTCACTTCAAGAACTGACGAAAAGCTCTCAAAGCTTTGCGATTTTAGAGAAAAGCGCAACGGGTGGTGCTAAAACAGCAACCGCTCTTAACGATGCTTTTCTATCTTCTGGCGCAAGTGCTGCAGACGCAAGCCGTGGAGTTCAGCAATATAGTCAAATGTTATCTAGTGGTAAAGTTGATTTAATGTCATGGCGAACACTTCAAGAAACTATGCCCTACGCTTTGACACAAGTTGCTAAATCATTTGGTCTCACGGGTAAAAGTGCTGAACATGATTTATACGCCAAGCTTCAGTCTGGTGACATTACCATGGAACAATTGAATAAGCGATTTGTAGAACTGGACGGTGGAGCTAAAGGATTTGCTCAAACTGCAAGAACGGCAACTGGCGGTATTGGTACATCTTTCACTAACATGAAAAACGCTGTGGTAAACGGAATAACTGGAGTACTGCAAACGATTGATACCGCCTTACAAAATAATGGATTTAAAAATGGTATTGCGACAGTTTTCGATGGCATGAAGCAATCTATAATTGATACTTTTAAAAATATTAATTCTGTTTTATCTAAAGTACTCCCACCTATTATAACTGCTTTTGTTCAACTAGGAAATATTTTAAAGCCTTTCACTCCTTTACTAAAAGGATTAGGTGGAGGTTTTACAACTTTAATAGCTATCGTTGGCGGAATGCTTATTTTTCAAAAAGTTGCTGGCGCTGTAAAAACTCTGTTTGCTGCATTAACCGCAAATCCTTATGTTTTAGCAATAGCTGGAATTGTTGCCTTGGTTTTAGCAATCAAAAATCTTTGGGACACTAATAAAGGTTTTAGAGATGCAGTCATTCAAATTTGGCAGTCTATTTCTGACTTTTTACAACCAGTTATTGAATTTATTTCTGGTATCATAACGAGTACATTCACTCAAGTTTCTCAATGGTTTACTGAAAACCAGCAAGGAATACAGAACTTAATTCAAACAGTATGGGGAGTCATCCAAGGTGTATTTGAAGTCGCAATGATCGCAATTCAAGCAGTTGTTTCTTTAGTATTAGGACAAATGAAAGCTGGTTGGGAAATTTGGAGCAATGTTATTTCAGGGATTGTACAGGTAGCATGGGCTTTGATTTCAAATATTTTTTCTGGTTCTTTAGACAATATTTTGGCAGTTGTAACGTTCGTTATTAAACAAGTCAAATTAGTGATAGATACAGTGATGAATGTTATCCGAGGGATAATAAAAACTGTTTGGTCACTTATTACAGGAGACTGGAAAGGCGCTTTAGATGGAATCAATCAAATTATCGGAGCTTTTGGAAAGTTCATTACCGGAACTTTCGATAATGTAATGGGATTAGCTAAAGACTTGATAAAAAATGGCATTGATACTGTGAAAGGAATATTTAACAGCTTATCTAAAATTAATCTTCTTGACATTGGTAAGGCTATTATTGATGGTTTTGTAAAAGGCCTAAAAAGTGCCTGGGAAGCGGGCATGAAGTTTATTGGCGGAATTGGAGATTGGATTAAAAAACATAAAGGTCCAATCCGTGTCGACAGAAAACTTTTAACTCCCGCTGGTAATGCCATTATGAATGGTTTGAACTCTGGTTTAACTGGAGGTTTCCGTAATGTTCAATCCAATGTTTCAGGAATGGGCAATATGATTGCTAATGCAATTAATTCTGACTATTCTGTGGATATTGGGGCGAACGTTGCGGCTGCTAACCGCTCAATTAGTAGTCAAGTTTCTCATGATGTGAATCTTAACCAAGGCAAACAGCCGGCTTCATTCACTGTGAAGCTTGGGAATCAAATCTTTAAAGCCTTTGTGGATGACATTTCTAATGCACAGGGTCAAGCAATTAACTTAAATATGGGATTTTAGGAGGTAGAAATGTACAAGTTTAGAGATACGACAAAACAGAAGCATTATCGCAACCTTCCTTTTATTCCAACCAGTGCCATGAGTTATGATGGGACTTGGTTAGAAGAACTCATAGAAGGTTATCAAACATTGGCAGTTGAGGGGCGAGAAATGTATTCTCTCAGCTTTGAATCACAAGAAATGCAAGTGGGAGGAGTAATCACCAATGTGAAATATCCTCCTCGGGAGCTGACGATAAAATATAAGTTGGAGGATAATGACCCTCGAGTATTACAAGAAAAGTTTGATACTTTAAAAGCGTTCTTGATTCGTCAAGAAGATGTTCCTATTATTTTTCATGATGATTTGGAATATACTTTTTATGGACGTTTCCAAACTGCTGATACTGTGGCGGGAGATACTAATTCAATTATTTCAAGTTTTACTGTACTTTGTAGTGATCCATTTAAACATGGAAAAATTCAAAGCGTTAAAAACAAAGTGATTGAAGTTTTGCCTTACCCAGTTAAACCTGATAAGCTATCATTCGAGTTATTGACAGATGGATTACTTGCAACTTATGGAAATTATCGCTTGAAGTCATCACAGGCTAAAAATGGCGACCTTTTGGAATTTGATTTCCAATCTGGCAATACTTTTATTAATGGAAAAGTAAATAACAACCTCTTAGACCTTGATTCTGATTTTAAAAATATCAGATTGACAACTGGAACAGATTTTTCAAGTTCAAACTATGAGTTAACGATTCAATATAGAAAGGCGGTGCTTTAGTGAGTAATATCTTATTTTTAGATAAGATGCAACAAGTCATCAAAAGTTATGATTCCAACGAGTTCATAGAATGTGTTCAGACAAAAGAAATCACAACCAACGCTTCTGAGTTAATGAACGACACACTTTCGGCTTCTTTACCTTTTGATGGAACAATTAAAAATGCGAGCTATATTGCAGTCAATGATACAAAAGAGCAAGAGTTTTCTTTATACCAAATTTTAACCGCAAAAGATGAAGAGGATTTACTCTCATTTGAAGCGATAAACTTCGCCGTCGATGAACTGGACAATTTTATCATTAAAGATATAAGACCTAAAAATAGGTCTTTTTCTTATGTGATTAATCAGCTTTTATCTGATTCAGGTTGTGACTGGGTATTGGGTATCTGTGAACCAATTAAAACAGTTTCCAGTACTTTCTACTATACTTCCATGCGTGAAGCTTTAAAAGCTCTACAAGAGTTAGGCGCAGAGTTCACCTTTTCAATTGAAATTACAGGAAATAAGATTGCTAAAAAAATCATTCACTGCTATAACCAAATTGGGAAAATAACCAATAAACGCTTTGAATATGGCGATGAAGTTTTGAAAATTGTCCACCAACAAGACCGCACAAATATTGTCACTGCCCTAATTGGACGTGGGAAAGGTGAAGAAGTTGGGGACGGATATGGACGAAGACTTGAGTTTTCAGATGTCGAGTGGAGAAAGTCAAACGGTAAACCACTTGATAAGCCTAAAGGTCAAAATTGGATTGAATATCCAGAAATGACGAAAGAATATGGCATTCCCTCAAACGGAAAAATGTTACCACGTAAAACGGTTGTTGTCTTTGATGATGTGGAAGATGCAAGTGAACTTTTACAAAAGACTTATGACCAACTAGCTTATTACTGCCGGCCACTCGTTCAGTTTAGTACTGAGATATTGGGTAGTGATTCAATTGGAAATACTGTTTCAATCCACAGAGGAGACCGAAATTTCCACTACCAAACCAGAGTCTTTAAAGTAGTTACTGACCATGTTAATGGGCGAGTGCAAGCCAGTCTAGGCGATAATTTAAGTGGAAATTCAATTAATCGACAACTGTCACAAGTTCAAAGCAATATCTCTGACCTTAATAATAATAAAATGACATTTTATGACTCCACAGAGATTGGTAAATTTCAAGACGATATTATGCGAGGTGCTGGTGCGAACGGTGGCTCGATTTACATGGTCAACGGAATTGAAGCTGGTGTATCTCAATCGAGAGAAACCTATGAGCAAGTATTCATGGATGGGCCAAAAATTAAAGATTCACAGTATTTCATGATTGAAAATAATGCTGGAATTTCTTTTAAACAATGTAATAAAGGTCAATGGACGACAATTAAAGATGTCCACAATGGAGCAAGCACAACCGCTTGGACTTTAGACGGAACGTTTAATGCTTCTTTCATTGCAGCTGGAATACTAGCAGGAGTTCTTATCCAAGGGGTTGTTATTAAGTCAGTCGGGAGTAATTCTTTTTTTCAATCTGTATTATCTAATGGCGCTTTTTCGATTGAGCAATACAAAGAAACAAATAACGTTGATTATAAAAATCCTAATTGGAAAAAAGATGTCCACGGTGGTAAAGTTGGAGAGTTCATCGGAACTTATGACGGGAACACAAGGAAGGCGAACGGCTCAGCTTTAATTAATTATCCGGGTTATATTTTGTCAATAAACCAAGATAATGGAAATGGTTCTTCTACTCCAATTTTCCAAGTTCCATCTAATTCAACTTTTGATAACCCTAAGTTTAAATTATATGGAAAAGGAATAATTTACGATGACCTTGAAATAAAGGGAAATCTTAGAGTTGATAGTCTTAAAGTTAATGGTAGAACTGATACTAAAGAGCTTTACGTCAATGGAGTTAAGATTGATACCAACGGTGGAGGATCTGGTGGTGGTGGTGGTTGGAATGGCCAATATCCACCAGAAGTCACAAGTGATCGTGATAAACGGTACTGGCAAATCTGGGCAATGGCGATTGGAGCTGGCTTCTCTAAACAAGCGACCGCCGCTTTACTCGGAAATGCACAAGGTGAATCTGATGCTAACCCAACGGCTGATGAGGGCGGTGGACGTCCTGGATTCGGTTATGGTGTTTGGCAATGGACGGATAGTTCAGGCGCTAGTTCTGGGCGTGTTTATATGATTAATCTCATGACACGAGCAGGAGTGACTGACAATCCTGACACAATCACAGCCCAATTCAAGCTCTTGATGTGGCATGCACCAAACGGCCAATGGATTGCGAAAAGTTCTTATCCTTATTCTTGGACTCAATTCATGACATTGACCAATATCAATACTGCAACGCAAGCATTTGTAGCTAACTTTGAACGTCCCTTAAACGGACACCCTGAACGTAGCACTTGGGCCCAAGAATGGTATAACAAATTTGTTAATCTTAAAATCCCAAGCGGTGGCGGAGGTTATATTGCTCCGATTTCAAGCCCTATTACCGTAACAAGTGAAATGGGTTGGAGAACTAGTCCAATCACCGGAGCGCAAGAATTTCACAATGCTATGGACTTGGTTAATGGCAATCCAACAACTCCAATCTTAGCTTCTGGCGATGGTCAAGTGGTCCAAGCGGGAAGTAATTATTATGATTGGTATGGAAATTACACGGTCATCAAGCATGCGGATGGACTTTATACAGGGTACGCACATCAAAGCAGAATCGATGTTTCTGTGGGTCAAAATGTTAAAAAGGGCCAACAAATTGGACTTATGGGAGCGACTGGTCCGGTCACCGGCCCACATTTGCACTTCCAATTCATGGACCAATATTGGCCATCATCAAGCGCTCACTTTAAGAATCCAAGGGATTATATCAATTTTTAGAAAAAAGGAGAATAAATATGAGTGATTACTCAGTTACTTTGAGTACTACAGAGCCTAATAACTATGTAGGACTCATTAAGTTACGACAGGGAGATGTCGCTTCACAATCAATCCAAGCAACAATCACAGCAAACGGTCAACTCTTTAATTTTGACCATTTGGCTGTATTTTTTAATGCAGTCTTGCCTAACGGTTACGTTGTTCGAGACAAAGTGACCAACGTAGATTATGCCAATTCTAAACTTAATTACGTTGTTGCGGATAGCTTTTTGCAAGAGGTTGCTCAAGTCACTGCTTGGTTTTCATTTGAAAATGATGAAAAAATAATTGATAGCACGAAGAATTTTCAATACTCGGTTATTGGCGGATGGAAGGAATGTATTCCGCAAGGTAATTACATTTATGAACTTTCGGAAATTCAACGCGAAATTGAAGAAATTATCGGAAATAAAGATTTTACTTCTTTAATTTCTAAAATTTCGTCATTAGAGTCTAATTTAAAGACTAGAATCGACGACTTAGAGAACGAAACTACCGCACAGTTGGCACAAAAAGTAGGTAACGGAAAACTTGCTAGTATGGCTGACATGGGTCAAGATGTTAAAACCGCTATGACAGGCGGAAGTGTAGCAGTGGTTGGAGAAAATACTGTAATAGAGAAAAATGTTGTTGACAAACAGATTACACCTAGAAAGACTAGTTTTCTTGAACAAGATAGTGATAACGTTTTAGACCCAGATTTTAAAAAACTATATAACTGTACGTATTCAAACGGTATTGTTGAATCTAATGTCATGAGTGCAAGCCAGCCCTTTTATATCAATATAAGTCCTATTAATCCGGCTACGGGAAATTCTAAAATGACCCTTTTAGCCGGAATATGGTATATTTCTATGCGTGTAAAAACCCAAAATGGTGTTGGTGAAATCGAACCAAGTTTATTCGATAGAAACGGAGTACGTTATCGAGGAAGTTGGTACTCTGGTAATAAGGGAGCCATACCGACAAACTATGTTGATTTAAAATTTAAAATCACACTAACTTCAGCAATTGAAAGTGTTGGAATGGCCATTTTTTCTTTAGCCTCCGATAAATATTTCATTGAAAATCTTATGATTTCTAACAAAGATATCCCGTTTGTAACCTACCACAAATACAGTTTTGGTAGTAGTATAAATGAACCGAGCTTAAAAATAATGGATGAAAAACTAAGCCGAATATCTAAAAAGATAGTCAATCCGGCTTTTGATTTCAGCCACTTGAGAACATATGCTCACAGGGCGCTAGTACATCCCATCAATACGTTGGATGGTTATCCAGAAAACACACTTCCAGCTTTCGAACATGCTTCAAATATGGGAGTTGACTTGGTTGAAATAGATGTAAAAAGAACATCCGATGGTTTTTTCATTCTTTCTCATGACGAAACTATTGATAGAGTGTCGAACGGAACAGGAAAAATATCAGAAATGACGTTGAGTGACTTGCGACAATACGATTTTTCTTATGTAGGAGGTCAAAAAATGCCTAAATTCGTAAATGAGTTAGTAAAAATACCTACATTGGAAGAGGCTATTATAACTGCAAAAAGATTGGGTTTAAACATTGTTTTAGATATTGGAATTTTAAATTGGGACATCATGTTAGTTCATAACGTTGTGTTGGCACATAATTACGAAAAACATGTAATGTATAATATTCAGTCAATTTATTATATTCAACGTCTATTGTCATTTGACCCTTACGCAGTGCTTTTCTATACAAACAGTAATATGCCCGATGCTACCACTATCAAACAGTTGATTGAGCTACAAAGTGATTTGAACACAATTGGTTTTGGGACGCAGTACACTCACTTCATTTCATCTAATCCACAAAAAGATGAAAACAAGGCAATTGTACAGCAGTTAGTAAACAGTGGTATTGTTGTTTCAGCAGCAACTATTAACCATTCAGAAATAACCCAACACCCTAATCTATTAGATGACTTGGTGAGTATAGGCATTCAATGTATTTGCACAGACGATTTGAGAATCGAACAGAAACAAAAAATTGTTATGAATATCAATGATTATATACAGTTGGCACCTATTGTGCGGTAAATGAAAGTNAGACAGTCATTAATTTGGCTGTCTTTAATTTGGAAAGGAGTAGATAGATTAACAAGTTTCAACGTTTCCATTCCACAAGGCGAAAGGAATTCTTCAGTATCAAGAAATATTATTAATCAAGACATTTACGATGCAAATAAAACAGAAGTTCGGGCTGATGAATCAGAATTCCAATCAAAAGTTTATGAGGTTGAAGATGGATTACTACAATAATTCAAAAAATAGAAAGCAGGGGTTATGGAATTAGAACAACTTGTGGAGCAGCACGAGGACAAACTCAAGCAGCACGATAAAGAATTATCTCGACTTAATGATATGTCGGTTGAAATGCAAAAGCAAATGAATGACGGTCTGACTCGTGTGGATGAATCAAATCGCTTTTTAAGAGAACAGAATACTCGTCAATCTGAACAAAATGCTCAAATTCTACAAGCTGTTATCAAAGGTAATGAAAGCTCAGATGAACATCAGTTTCAGTTGAAATTACTTGATAAAACAAACTTTTGGAAGTTGGCGCTTGGAATCGGAGGTTCTGCAGCAGCAATTTTTGCAGCATTAACTGAAATAATCAAAGTATTTTTTAAATAAAGGAGAAAGAACATGAAAACAATCGACAAAGGAACACTCACACGTACAGTTTTGCTTTGGTTAGCTATCATTAACCAAATTCTAACAGCATTGGGTATTAATCTATTGCCACTTGACGATAATACTGTCAGCACTGTAATTACAACAGTTTTTGCACTTTGGGCTTGGTGGAAGAATAATGACTTCACTCATGCAGCTAAAAAAGGAACTGAACTTACTAAAAGTTTAAAAAATGGAGATAGTGTTCAAGTAGTTAAGGCATCTGATTCTGACCACGAGTTCACAGAAGGAGGCGAATAATGTCAAGTATTGAAAATATGATTGCATGGATGCAAGCTCGAAAAGGTAAAGTTACTTATTCAATGACTTCGAGAATGGGGCCAAATAGTTATGATTGCAGCTCGTCAGTATTCCTTGCCATGATTGCTGGTGGTTTTCTGTCAGTAGGTTCAATGGGAAATACTGAAACTTTATTTGGAATGTCTGACACAAAACTCAAAGAAATCAGCCGTGGAGAAGTGCAACGTGGGGACATTTTTATCTCGGGCACTCCAGGAGGTTCTGCTGGATCTGACGGACATACGGGTATCTTTTTGAGCAATGGCTCATTCATTCACTGCTCTTATACTCACAACGGAATTGCGGTAGATACGAATGACGCTTATATGAGTACTCGCTTGCCACATCATTTTTATCGAATTGTTGGTTCAGGTTCAGGAAACACTGACAACAACCCTCAAATGATTATATTGAATGTTGACGGTCAGTTTGGTAATGCGACTGCTAAACGATTACAAGAATACTTTGATACAGCTGGCAAAGATGGAGTAATTAGCCACCAGTACAAACAATCCTTTAATCAAAATATTTATGCTGCTCAGTTTGATACATCACTGACTGGTTCAAACGTGGTCAAAGCATTGCAAAGATTCTTAGGCATTGGACAAGACGGACTGTTTGGTCAAGGTACAGTTAAAGCCTTACAAAAACATCTTGGAACAACACAAGATGGAACGATTAGCCCAGTTTCTGATTCTGTGAAAGAACTGCAACGGCGATTGAATGCGAATAAACTATAAAATTAACCCTGACTTCGGTCAGGAGTTTTTTTGTTAACAAATGTTACTGTTTTTCTTAAAATAAATTAGTATAATATCCTTATCATAAATGCTATTCCAAATACAAATACAAATAACTAAGTATTTCGGGAGAGATAAAGCGCCCTTTTCCAAAGCGAGGGCGTTTTTTCTTTACAATGGAAACGGAAAGTTATATAATGTTCCTATTCCAAAAATACTTTTTTCATAAAGTTTATCCTAAGCGTCCCTCTCCTAACTGGGGCGCTTTTTTTGTGCTATAATATAGTCGGGATGTTTGTGAGATTTCATCCTATTCCTAGAGTCAAGCCATTCTTCGGAGTGGTTTTTTTATTTATTAAAAAAGTTGTATAATAGTTTTAGTGGATGAGAAAAACATTCAATTACACACACTTGATAATCTGGAGTTCCATCCATACAGATCTTATATAATAACCAAGATAAGTGCTACAGATTATCATACTAGGTTCTTTAGCTCAGTTGGTCAGAGCTAACGGCTCATAACCGTTCGGTCGCTGGTTCGAGTCCAGCAAGAACCATAAAAAATTAGGTAGCAAAAAAGTAGCAGAAATAGTCTAAAACCGAAAAAAAGTAAACATCTTTAATTTTATTAAAAGTGCTGTAAACCCTTTGAAATAGGTATTTTAACAGTTTTGCAAGATGATGAAAAACGTCGGTAGTGCATGGATCTCATGGATAACTTCAAAAAATAGGATATTGATATAAATGTCTTTGAGTGTGTGACAGTATATTGCTCGTTAGATAATAAAAAAACTCAGAACTACTGAGTTTTTTTATTATCTATTTTTGTATAAGATTGTTACTGCTTTTCTCCGAAGCCGAAGATTCAATCAAAGTATAAGTTATTAATTATTTTTTATTATTCATTTAAGAAATAAGTTCTATAATAAATCTATTCCAAAAAA